CCAGATGTTTAATGTCCCTCAGTACGACAAATAAAAAAGGAGAGGTTTTAATCTCTCCTTTGTTATTCTGATATTTATTTTTCCAGCTCATGCATATCATAGTTCATTATCTGTATACTTCCAAGGATAGTATTCTTTATCTTATGTAATTTTTCAATGCTCCTGTCTATGTTCTTCATTTCATCCATGAGCTCCTTGGCGGCCGTGCACATCTCATTTCGCATGTCATTCAGTCTTTTCCAGTGCCTGCTGTTTCTGATTAAATTCATGTCAGGAGTGAAATACTTCATCACTTCTTCCCTGGATTCCTGAGGAACTTTCAGTTTTTCCAGGACACCCGCCGTTTCATCTGCATCCAGCAGGGTAACGCACGATAAACAGTTGCTGATTTTATTTTCCTGCTTAAATTCTACCATATCCGTTCCTGATATGACTGTCCTGTTATCCAGCCTGCTCCGTATAGTATTCCTATCCATATCAATCATATCTGCCAGTTTAGTCAGTGTGATGACCCTCTCACCTCTGAATGTCAGACCTTTTACCTTAACAGGCTGTACCGTTTCCCCTTCAAGTTCTGCTTTCATCCGATTAAACTCATTGATATATGCCATTTTGAAGTCATTGTGCCCCTGAATATTGAACATATATAATATGAATCCGTCTTTTGTTAAGAGGTATTCTTTATACTCCCTTTTTTGTCCTGAGACCTTATATTCATTGGGGAAAATTAGATAACCCAAATTTGGGCTTTCTGAATTTACGAAGGTTTCAAGTATATTTTCCAAATCTCTTATAACATGAGAATGCCTTCTCCCTAATCCTTTCGCAATAATTCTGCTACTGACAACCAACCCATGATTTTTATTTCTTTCAATTTTTACTAAATCCATAATGTTTTCCATTAAATTTCCTCCTAAAATTATTTGTTTTTTAAGAGGGTTTGTGGTAAAATACTATTGGTTAGAAGGTATTTTACCTTAGCCCTCTATGTTTTGTTTAAATCCTTAATAGAGGGCTTTTTTATTTATTAAGTTCTTTTTTAACCAAATCTATACCTTTCAAAATAATAGCCGTTCTTGTTATTTTAAGATTTTCAGATAATTTTTTCAATTCTAAATCTTCACTTTCTGTAAGTTTTATTTCCAGCCTTTTATTTCTTGGGTTATCACTTTTTGGTCTTCCCATTTTTTTCAAATTTTTTCCACCTACTTTCTAGCCGACTATAATTATATTATGAGCCGACTAAAAAGTCAAGCTTTTTTTTTCAAAATTTTCTTTCTGTATTTTTAGGTAACAAAAAGAGCGGCCGTTAAACCGCTCCTGAATTATCTTAAAATGTTAACATTAAACCGATAGGTGTCAAGTCCCTATATCTCCTACCTCAAATACATGAGGGGCGACGGTATGACATTCTCCGTCCTCATTATAATTTTACCTCTTTTTATCTTTTTTGTCAAATATAATTTTATTCTTTTTCTGTAACCTTTTTACCTCTCTTTTTCTTACTCTGTAAACTGTTATGGTCGAATTCTCCATATTTTTATCTGAGTTTGAGGCTGATAATTTTACCACAAGATTTATGCTGTAATCTTCAATTTTTTTTAAAAACAGTGCCGTGTCTGTATTTTTGTAATCTTTAAGTGCATAATCTGGGTTATTCACTGTTTCTACATAATTATTTTTAAGCACATCTACAATTTCAGGATGTCTTTCTCGTATATGTTCCAATCTTTCATCTCTCAGAATAACCTCGCCGCTGTTCAGTTTACCAAATTCCTTTTCAATTGCATTCTTTACATCTTCACTTAACGAACTTCTTGCAAAAACACCATCACTTTCATTGTTCTGTAATTCCTCCTTTGGTGTTTCGTTAACTGAATCAGATTCAATATCAACATACTCGTATGGTACAGTAGTACTTCTGCAATTCGGATGCATCGGTGGATAATTTTCCCCTTCCGTTGCATTTTCCGTTTTAAATACTTCCCCGTTAAGATCCGAACAGGTGTGACTTGTCCTGCTGTCCAGTACTGCCAAAAACTGATATTTAACAACTCCTGCATCCGTATATCCCATAAGCGTTGCCTGATTTTGAATGTGATTTGTTTCAGTTCTTACCAACCTTTCGGCATTTTTATAGCTTGTCTCAAATTTTTTAGCTATGTTTTGTGACATGGTTCTGTAGTTGATACCTTTATTCAGACCGATAATTAATTCATTTTTTATTACTTTTGCCAAATTGTCAGTGTTACTCCATATCCTGCTTGAATAGTTGGCTCCGCTCCAGTCATTTTCCAGTGCTTTCTTTACTGTACTGCTGCTGATTACACCTTTTTTGAAATTCAGATCCTCAGTAAGTGAGGTATAAGTATCCTTATATACCTCGGTTAACGTATCCGTCACTTTATTATTGATTTTCTCCCCAGCCTGTATAAGTTCATAGTCAATACCGGCTTTTAAACTGTCCAGTCGACTGATACGGCTCCTGTATGCCAGTGTTTCAAGTTCAACTGACAGTTTCCTGAATTCGACAGGGTTAGTTTTTTTCAGCCTTTCAATTTCCTTCACGTATTTTTCTATGTCATATCGCCACTGTTTATATTCAGTACCACGGAGCAGTGTACTGGCCTGAATCTTGTCAACACCTAACTTTTTTAACTCACCCTGGTATCTGCCATAAAGCTGTGCTATTTTATCATCTATCTCCTTTTTACTTTCCTTAAGTATTTTTACATACTCCTCATATGCCTGACTGCCCTTATTGAACGATAACTCTTCTCTTGCAAGCTGTCTTTTCTCCCAGTATTCTTTATTATTCATTTGCTAGCCCCTTATATTCCAGAGGCTGTTCGGTCTGATTTTCTTTTTCAATCTTCTTCAGTTCCGCTTCAGTATCTTCAATGAAAGGTAACAGTGAGATTAAACTCTCCTGTGACACAACTCCGTGTAGATTTGTTATGACGTTGGAAAGCTCAACTAAGTTTTCAGGAGTATTTCTTGTAAATATTTTCTGTATGTCCAGCGGTACCAGATTCAAGTTGAAATAATCTAAAATCAGTCCCAGCCTCTCGTTCAAAGCTTTTTTAAAATACATTTCCTTCTGTGCAGATAACTGCTCCAGTGCCAACAATTTATATCCCAGTGCCACTCCTGAACTATTCCCTGCAAACTGTTCATCCTGCATATCAGGTATAAATGAAAATTTATGTATGTCCTGATTCAACCTGTTTTTGTTATTCTGGGAATATGTATCATTTACATTTTTTATCAGCCATTTAGCATCTCCATTTTCTCCCAAAAGCATCACTTTATTTTTTTTCAGACTTTTTATATCCTCTTCATCTGTTCCCTGCATGTTAGTTAGTACAAGGATTGCATCCGTGAAGTCCTTCATATCGTCCAATGATGTTGACACTGCCTCGTTATAGCCGTCAATCAATGTGATTACTTTTTCAAAGTCTCCCAGTTTCCGCTTGTTGTTAGCAAATTCAATAAGCGGTACCCTGTCAAATCCATGCAGTCTGGTTTCTCCCTGTGCCTGAGGCGTCAATATTACCCCTTTATAATCCATGACAGAAGTAAATGTATTGACAGTTACAGTTTTGTTGTCGTAAATTTCTAATACATAATTATACTCGTTATCTTCATTTTTCTCTCTGCTCCAACGGACTGCATATCTGATATTTTTGTCTATCGTATTATCCCTTATGACAAATACATCTCGAGGATCCAATACTTTAAAGTTTATTGTATTGTCTATATTTTTATACCATAATTCGTATGAACATCCGAAAATCGAACAGTTTTCCGCATGTTCAAAGTTACATTGCTGTTCTTCTTCCGTAGCTAAATATTTTCCAACCATCTCATATTCATTTATCAGATTTTCCTTTAACAGCTTGTAATTTATACTTTTTCCAATAAAATAAGCAGTCGCTATTGTGGTTATGTAGCTTGGAAAATTGTGTATAAGCTTGCTGTCATGCTTATCTTTCAGCCTGTCCTGTTTTTCCAGTATTTTATGTTTCCCTGTGTAATAATCTTCCAGTTTCTGTAATCTCGTCAGGTCTTTCGCTAAAAAGTCCCACAGCGCTTTTTCCAATACTGTTAATTGCACCTATCTCACCCCCAATATATTTTTGTTTAATGTAGTCATACGGTTATTTCTCATATAGTCCTCAAGTGCATATCTCATGGCATCCATTAAATGGTTAAATTCATCTATCGGTTTATTTATTGCTTTTCCGAATTTATCCTTGTCCCAGCTGTAATTACTTATTTCCGTTATGAAATTTACGCATCTCGGATGAATGTAAATTTTAAAATCCTGGATAAACTGTATCCCTGCGTTAATACTGTCTTTTCCTTTTTTAGATGCTTTAATCCTGTGAAGCCCTAAACCTCTTAATTGTTCTATACTCTTTGGTTCTGCACTGTCGGCAGTTATAATTTCCTTCCTGAATCCTAGTTTTTCTATATTGTTATAAATAGCTGTGTTCTGCATTCCTTTCTGGTATATTTCGTCAAAAACATAAATTTCTTTTTGTTCCATATCCACTACCCCACAAAAAAAAGCAGCAGGGTCATTGGTATACCCGAAATCCAACCCAAATTCTGCCTTCGCCTTTCTTCTCTTATTTAAAATTTCTCTCCAGTCAAATTCCTTCTCTTCCCAGTTCTCGTATACCAGCCCTTCCACTATTCCCCAGTTTCCAAGCCCTGCGACCTGATAACGCCTTGGATTATTTTTCTTCATGTCCTCAAACAGCTTTTTATCACTGTCGTCAAGCCATTCGTTGCACATGTAGTTCGTTGTCTTTGCCATTATGTTTTCATCCTCGACATCGAAAAATCTCTTCTTAAGCCAGTGTCGTTCGTTCCAGGGATTGAAACTGATTATAAACTGCTTGAATAGCGGCGGTTCCACAAAACCCCTAATACTTTCGTCAAGCATATTGAAATCCTGTTCCCTGTTTATCTCATATGCTTCCTCGCACCAGCACCAGCAGAGTACACCCTCCGATACCGATATCGAAGTAATCTTAAGCGGATCGTCAAAACCTCTAAATAAAATTTTCTGCCCGGTAGGTTTATAGGTTATTTCAAGTGGACTTTCCTTAAATTCCCAATATTCAAGTACATTCAGCCTGTTAATCGCCCATCTTAAATCCGAATAACAGCTGTCCTTAAGGGTTCTGTACACTTTACGCACAACAAGGGTATTTGCCCCCCTATATTTCATCATGCTGTAGATTATCCATAGTGCTATGGTCTTGCTTTTCTTACTTGCCCTTGACCCTTTCACGACTTTGTATCTGCCCCTGAAGTTCCAGAAGTCCCTGTACCCCTTGCCGACTATCTCGGGCAGTCTGATCTTCTTACTCTTCAAGTTCGTTCTCACCCACTATCATCACAGGCAGTATTCCCTCAATATTAGTTTTATCAGTCCATAGAATATGTCTTTTTCCCAGTAGTTCAGCCGCTTTAATTCTTTCTTTGGCTGAAACTTGTTTTTTCACTATCCTTGCAGAAGAAACTCCGTCACCCTCTCCCTCAACTACTACAATTTCCTCCTGTATTTCTCCTCTCATCATTGATGTTAAATTTTGTAAAACTTCCTCTGCGGATGCTATTCTTTTTGACTCCGCTTTATCCATCAATTCTTTAACATAGCTTTTTATGTCAACATATGTCAACAATCTTTGTCCGATACTTCTAGCTGTTCTTTTACTGTATTCTGCTTTTATTGCGGCTTCAGTAGCATTTCCGCACGCTACATAGTATTCGCAAAAAGCCTTTTGTCTCGCATTCAATTTCAAATGCTACCTCACCTCCATTTTGTTTCTCAAAAAATAAAAAAAGACAGCTTTTACACTGTCTCTGATAGTCTGGCGTATGGCCCATGAATCCCGCCTCGACAAAAAAATTATTCCAGATTTCCTAAACCCTAAATTTCCAATCTAACACATTATAACACATAGAAATTTATATACAAGGGCACGAAAGGGGCATTTTCATTAAATTTTTTTAATAATTCATTATATCCTGGATCACGTTATCTGAAAAAATTAATGCCCTCAACCTGTTGATAAGTCTATTTTTGTTACGTTTTATCGTCGTAATATCAACATTAAATTTTCCTGCCGCATATTCAAGTGTCATTTCTTCAAAATATTTTAATTCGATAATTTTATAATATTTATCGTCCTCGATATTTTTTAGTGCATTTTCCGTCATGTTCACGACATACTCAAGTCGTTTTATCTCATTTTCACAGTTCTCTATCAGATTTTCGATTTTTTCGACTTCTGAGAGATATTTTTTAGTTGCCTGAACATTTACACCTGTTTCCCTTTTGGAAAGCAGGATGGGGTCATTCTGTAATCCTGAGAGTCTCTCACGTTTGACCTCTATGGCCCCTTTTAAATATTTCAGCTCATATAATAATTTCTCTGTCCTCTGAAACGGAGTCAGGTTTTTCTGTATTTTGAATTCCTTATCTTCCTTCAGAATCTTTGCCACTTCCTCCGCTATTGCTCTTGCCGTTGCCATTAATATTCCCCCTTTGTCCTTTCGTTCATATTCCTTAACCATACCTGATGATGTATTTGTAAGAATTCTTCTTCTGTCGCTCCTGTATGTTCTGCTATCTTTAACATTGCACCGAAGATTCTGTTTTCTGTTTCTTCGGCCATGTTTGACAGTATTATAAAAGCCGTTTCGAAATCCGGATAGAACTTTTTCCAAAAATACATATCGTGATATCCTGTATTTCTGAAAGTCAGCTGATTGATGTAGCTCAGATAGAAATGCATGCAATCCGATAATTCCTCCAATGCTTTTCTTCTGTCAACTGGTTTGGTGTGATTTTTCCAGTAGTTCCAGTCGCTCTTAAGCTCCTGTCCGAGTTCTCCAAGTTCAGTAAGAAATGCAACGCATGTTCTTCCCGGAGTTCTTTTTCTGATTGTTTCTTTTTTGTCAAATTTCCTGTCAAGCATCGCCTGTCTTTTCAAAAGTTCTTCAATATCAAATTCTTTCAGTGCTTCCATTCTTTTCCTCCTCACATTCTTTCAGATACCAGTTCAGGTAAATCTGTGCCTTTTTATAGTCCTCCAGTCCGTTTTTCTTCTCCGCCCGGATTAAATATTTCATGATGTTCCCCTTGCAGAAGGCCTTAAAGCCTTCCTTTCCAAGTGTCGCTTTGATTACATCAATGCTTTCTATGTTAAGTCCTTCAAGCCTGTAATGTTTGGGGCTTTTCACGTTGTTCTCAACGCTACTCAACTCTACTCCGTTTTTATCTGTTCCACTCAACGCGTTTTCCTCCTCCGGTTTTTTAAATTCATACCCCTGCCTCATCAGTCTTCCTGCTTTCAGCGTGACTGAATATTTTGTCCTCTTAAGTGCACTGGCACAGGCCTTTGCACCTTTTATGTAGTAAAAATCCTGCAGAAACTTTATTTCCTTCTCGTTAAATCTTGCTTCCGCCCTGTTCAAAAAGCTTTCATTTCTGAGTTTTGTCAGTCCTGAACTCCCAAACATTTCTATCATTTTGCTTCTTACTGCATTCTCTGTTCTGCCCAGTCTCCTTGCGATTTCTTTTTTTTGTTATCGGTGCCAAAAACAAGCTTTTTCAGTAGTTCCAGTTCTTGTTCTTTCCAAGGCTCCTCTATCCTGATTCCGTAACGGCAGGTGGCCTCCTCTATGGTTCTTTCGCTCCTTTCAAGGATTTCTGCTATTTCCCTGATTCTAAGCCTTTCAACGGTTCTGAGATACCTCAGGTCTTCTACCTCCCCCGTTGTCCAGCTTTTGTAGACTCTTCCCATTTTTTAACTCCCGCTCTCGATTATTTCCGCCGTGTATGGCAGGAAGTGTTTATTAAATTTTGTGATTAATGTCCTTGAATATTTCCTTAACCTCGCATCTATGTCCAGATCTTTGTCAGTAAACATCTGAACTACTTTAAAGTTGACTATAATGTCTTTTAAAGTTTCAAGGGCTTCAGCAACTTCAGGGTCTTCGCATGGAAGGTCATCCTTCCATTTTTCACTGTAATGTTTATCAAAAATACCCCTTAATCCGTCGTACAGTGCGTGCATTCCACTGTCACGGTAGATTTTCTTATCAAAACTGTACTTTTTCTTCATTTCTGGGCTGTGGAAAAGGAACGTCATCCTGACTGTCTGTTCAATCAGACTTTCAAGCCCTTCATAATCTGCAAGCATCGGGTAGTTGCCCATGTTTTTAATTCTAACTTTCTTCATGTCCAGTTCGGAGTTCGGTTCCGGACAGTATCTGTTAAGTCCAAGCTGGCTAAAAAGTCTGAACCTGTCCAGTAGATATCCCGACGCTTTGTAAACTGAGAACAGGAACATATGTACTTCCCCGTTCTCCAGTATTTCTTTTTTAACTTCCTTCTTATCGAGTTTTTTCGTTTTTATTTTTCTCGCCATTATTTTTCACTTCCTCGTGATTACTATGTCTATTTTTTTTAAAAAAAGTGAAACCTGTTCTATATCAATGAAAATAATAGTTTGTTATAAAGGTTTCGGTTACACTTTGCTTTTTCAAACCTTCTATATAAAACACATACTTCTTCTTCATGAACAACAACAAACAATTTTTATAATATCTTTTATATCCAAAATAAGTGTAACCACTGTAACCTGCTCTTTTACATAACAATAATATATATATTGTATATTATATATAATTCTTTAAAAATAATAGATATAATATATTATAAATAACACTTTTTCAGGTTTCACTTTGGGTTACACTTTGCTAAAAAGTTTCACTTAAAGTGTAACCAACACATGTTATTTTATGTTTTTCCTTAGTTATATATAAATATA